CCTTCCCGCCTACGCCGACACCCCGAACGCGAAGTTCTACATGCACAAGGCCGTCTGGCACGGATGTTTCGAGGCCGCGTTGACCTCCGCTGGTGGAACCTCCGCCCGCGAGATTAAGGACGGATACCGCGGCCAGCCGACTCTCTTCGGTTACCCGGTCGAGTTCACTCAGGTAATGCGTTCGGCCTACACGGGAAACAAGATCGGCGCGCTCTTCGGCGATCTCAGCCTGGCCGCTTCGTTCGGCGACCGTCGCCAGACCGAAGTACAGATCAGCGACTCCGCCCTGAACGCTTTCGAGCAGGACGAACTCGCCATCCGTGGGACCGAGCGGTTCGACATCAACGTCCACGACGTGGGCGACTCGTCCGAGGCGGGTCCCGTCGTCGGCCTCCTCTTCTGATGAACTTGGGGGGCCGACTTCGGTCGGTCCCCTATCAACGGGAAACTAGCACAATGATTCACGCACAGAACACGAAGATCGTCACGATCACCACGCCCGTCTCGGTCTCCGCCGGGGCGGCCACGACCTCGACGGTCGACACGCTCGGCTTCGACTATTGCACGATTCTTTTCATCGGCGGCGCGATGGCGACCGGCTACTCCGCCTTCAAGGTCCAGGAATCCGACGCCGCCAACATGGGCGGAGCGGTGGACATCTCGAACGCGAACGGCGTCCTCGGCTTCGGGGAGTCGAACCAGCTCAACGTCGACGGGACCGCCTCGGCGGATCCCGACGGCACGAACGACGTGGTACACGGGATCGAGATCGACCTGCTCGGTCGGAAGCGATACCTCGACGTGGACGCGACCGCAGGCGGGACCTGCCTCACTTGTATCATCGCGATCCTCTCGCGTGGTGCGGAACTGGGGAGCGACGTTCTCGCCGACCGAGGCTTCGCCGGCCTCATCCGAGCCTGATCTCTTTCTTTCTGGGGGGCCGCCGCTTTCGGGCGGCGGCCTCTCTTCCCCTGGAGGGTCGCCGATGGCCGTCGGAACTCACGCCTTGACCTCGCTCGAGAACCTGAAGGCGTACCTCTCGATCACCGGGACGACCGACGACGTGATCCTCGAGCGATGCGTCGACCGGGCGACCGCGATCATCGAGAGTCACTGCGACCGGAAACTGAAGTCGAGGACGTTCTTCGAATTCCTGATGCCCGAAGGGAATCGGACCGTCCGGACTGAGGAGTTCCCGGTCGTCTCGATCGACACGATCGCCTTCGGCTCCCAGACCTCGTTCAGCATCTCGAGCGATACGGCCTCGACCGACGTGGTCGCGACCGTCGGCTTCGACGGCCTCACGCTTCGCCTCTACAAGGTCGCGAGCGATGGGACGACTACGACGGCTACCCTGGCCGCGACCTCCTACGCGACGACCTCGGCCCTCGTGACGCAGATCAACTCGAGCGTCTCAGGCTGGTCGGCGACGCTCACGAAAAACGCCTACACCCGAAGCCTCTACCGCTTCGGGGGCCGGGGCGTGATCGACGCCGAGGCCCTGCTCGACTTCCCTCGGGACAACGTCTCCGAGTATCGGGTCGACTTCGAGACCGGGCGGATCCACATCACCGCCGACCGCTTCCCAGGGATCAGGTCGGACGACGCCGTCGCGAACCGCTTCCCGTCGGGATTCTTCCCCGTCTTCGTCCAATACACCGCAGGCTTCGAGACCGTTCCGGACGACCTGGAGCAAGTCACGCTCGAGGTCGCCGGGGACATCTTCCGCGAGCGGCTTCAGGACCGGACGCTTCAGGCCGAAGCCCTCGGCGACTATAACTACACCCAGGCGGCGATTGCCGACCTCCTCGCGGAGCGGGTTGCAAAGCTCGACCACTATCGGGAGATCAGATGACCGTCCGAAGCCTGATCTCGAAGCACGGGAAGACGCTCGTGATCCAGACGAAGTCGGCGGGGACCGTGGACTCCTCCGGCGGTCGCGTCGAGTCCTGGGGGACCTCGAGCGGGGCGACCGGCTTCGTCCAGGTCCGGTCGGTCTCCGACGACCTGGCCGGCGGGGCCGAGCGATCGACCCGGCGTGCGACGATCTACTTCAACGGGAAGCCGACGATCTCGGTCTCGGATCGCATCGCCTACGACTCGACGACCTGGGAGGTCTCCTCGGTTCGAGTCCCTCAGGAGCGAACGACCTCCGACTCGCTCTGCTTCACCATCGTCGAGGCGGCGGAGGTCTTCGGATGAAGGCGAAGATCCGCGACAACTTCGACCCCGAAATGGTCGCGAAGATCATGAGCCAGGAGATCGCTCGAGCGATGAACCTGGCCGCCGAGGCGATCGCGGGCGGAGCGGCGGGCGGCGAAGCGATCGGCATCCGGAGCGTTTTCACTCACGACTCGAGCGGCGAAAACAAGCCCGCCCCGGCTGGCGGGCCTCCGGGCGTCGACACCGGAACGCTTCGCCGGTCCTTCAGGACGCGGACGGCTCGCCGGGTCGGCCAGGTCGTCCAGGTTCAGGCCGGGACCGATATCCTCTACGCGATGCGCCACGAGTTCGGGATCGGGACGCCCCAGCGTCCCTTCATGCTTCAGGGCATCGAGTCCGCGACCCCGTACATCGACCGGATTTTGAAGGTCCTCGGGCCGAAGGTCAAACTGAGATGCGAGAAGGAAGCGGGGCCAGTCCGATGAGCGTCGACATCTCTCGAGCCTTCTACACGGCCCTCAGTGCCGTCGTCGCGGACGGGACGAACCCCGTGAGGACTTCGGTCGGCGACCGGATCTACGCCCTGGAGGCCCCGTCCTCGTCCGCCCTCCCGCTCCTGGTCTTTCGGGTCTCCGGCTCGACCGTCTCGAACTACTTCGGAGGGAACTCGATGGTCCAGGGGACCGTCGACGTGACGATCTTCGGGAAGACCGAGGCCGGGGTCGACGCTCTGGCTCTGATCGAGGCCCAGGTCTTCGTCCTCTTGCACGATAAGACCGTGACCGGCCTCCCGAACTTCGACCGGGCGACGATCCGCTCGTCTTCTCGAGGAACCCCGACGATCGAGGGCGAGTACCTTCGCGCCGATTCGACTTTCATCATCGAGGGGACCGACAACTCGGCCACCTCATAGGAGATTCTGACCATGTCCACCCTGCTCATCGGCTCCGACGGCGACGCGAGCCTTCCAACCGGCTACAAGGCCGTCTTGAACACGTTCTCGGCCACGATCACGAGGTCGACCCAGGTCCTCACCGGATTCGGCGACACCGGCCACCGGCGAAAGTCCTCCGGCGTTCTCGACATCACCGGATCGGCTGGCGGCACGCCCTACCACAACGCCTCAGGCTCGAGTCCGATGGGGATCACCTCCGCCGCGACCGGCGGAGCGGTGACCCTCACTTTCGCCACCGGGTCGACGCTCGCCTTCGACGCGGTCTTCAGTTCGGTCGCGTTCGCCTCGACTCAGGACGCGACCCAGACGGTGACGTTCAACTTCGAGATGAACGACTCGGGTGGCCCGACCGTCGCCTGGGATGAGACGCCGTGATCGAGTCCCCGGCCAGCCTGGCCGCGAAGGGTCTCATCCAGCCCGCCTCGAGGGTCTGGCGCGTTCGGCTCGTCTTCACCGACGGGACGGCGCGCGTGGTCTGTATCTCGCCGAGTCGCATCGACGAGGGCGAGGCGATTCTTCGGGCGAAGCGGCACGCGGGGATCGTCGACGATTCGATTCTGGACACGGTCGAAGCGGAGAAGGTACAACGGGACCTCCAGGCCACGCCCTTCGGCATGGTTCAGAAATAAAGGAGACCCGATGCAACCGATCCCAGTCACCATCGCCGACGAGACCGTCCTCGTTCCTCGCCTTCGCGTCCAGCAGGTGATCGACCTCCAGACGCTCCGGCACGAGAGCGACCGCCGCGACCTGATCCGAGACCTCGAGGAGGCCGGAGTTCCCGCCGAGGACCGCCTGGCGAGGCTTCGGGAGCATCGCGAGACGGCGGGCCTCTCGTCGGTGATCGTCCGGGCGGCGTTCACCGTCTCCGGCGCGTTCCAGATCGTGCGGCTCGCGATGGGCGGCGAGTTCCCGGAGTCGTTCGCGGGCCTCGAGCCGACCGAACTCTCGCGGATCGCGCTCCAGTGCATCGGCCTCGACCTCGAGGACTTCGGCGACGACGACCAGAGCGAGAGCAGGGCCGAGGGAAAGGAAGCGGAGACCACCGGAGGAAGTGGGTCCGCGACGCCTACGTCCTCCTGAAGTTCCTACCGGGGATCGGGGACCCTCTTCAACTCCCGATCGACGAGTTTAACGAGTACCTCGCGCAGATTCTCGACAACCAGGAGACCGCGACGGGCGGCACTGATTCAACGGACCACCGCTCCTTCGTGGAGGAGCAGATGAGGCGAACGCATGGCGTCTGAATTCAATCTCGAGGTCGAGATCATCGCGCACATGGAGATGTTCGAGGCGTCGATGAAGAAAGTCGAGGGCCGGATCGGCGCGACCGAGAAGAAGGTCGGCGACATCGCTTCCGAGCAGAAGGGAATGGGGAAACTCGTCAAGACCGCAGGGAAAGCGGTCGCGGCGTTCGCGGCCATCGAGATCGGAGCGAAGGCGGCGGCGACCGGCGGCCAGGCTCTCCTCGGAATCATGGACGCCTTCGCGGGCGAGTCCGAGGACGCGATGGCTCACTTCGAGGGCGCGCTTGCCTCGGCGAAGCAACTCCCCTTCGGCATCGGTGGCGCGATCGACGCGATCCACACCCTGAGCCTCGCGATCGCCGGAGTCGACGAGCAGCTTCGAGATATCGCCGAACTCGAGAAGGGTCTCCTCGAGTTCGACAACGCGCGAAAGGCCGCCGCTCAGCAGTCTCGAGCGATGCGGGACATCTACGAGGCGACGCTTCGGCAAGTGAAGATCCTCGAGACGGCGAGCGAGGCCGAGAAGGTCCGGGTCGGGATCCAGCAGCAACTCGCCATCGAGATCGCGAAGGTCGAGGACCAGGTCGAGAAGGCGACGGCGGATGTCGGGAAGTTCATCAGCGGCGTCCTGGTAATGAGCGAGAAGACGGCGGAGACCATCAGACGAAACGGCGAGAAGACGATCGAGCAACTCGAGAAGGAGGCGGCGATTCGGATCAGGATCGCCCGCGACCTCGAGGAACAAGTGAAGAACGAAGAGCGAATCCGAATCATTCGCCAGAGTCAAGCGGACCTAACAAGCCTTCAGGACCAGATAGCTCGAAAGCAACTGAGGAACGACGCGGAGGCCCTGGCCCTGCTCGAGCAGCGGATTCGACGCCGCGAGATCGAGCGAGACTTCGCCCTTCAGATCGAAGAAGCGGAGAAGGCCGGGGAGGATCACCTCGTTCGCGCCCTCGAGAACGCGAAGCGGCTGAAATTGTTCCAGCTCGAGCAACTCGAACACGTCGAGAACCGGGCCAGGGCCGAGGACGCGGCGAAAAAAGCCGCCGAGGAGGCGGCGAAGAACGCGGAGAAGGCGGAGCAGGAACGAGAGAAGCAACGCGAGAAGGCGATGAAGGCCGAGGAGGCGTTTATGAAGTCGAAACTGAAGGCGGAAAAGGAGATCGGGAAGGCTCGAGATGAAGCGAACGCGGCGGTCCAGGGTGCGACCGCGACCTTCTCGACGGCGGGCGGCTCGTTCACGTCGGCGGTGTCCGCTCAGGTCAACGAGGCGAAGATCCTCCAGAAGATCTCGGAGCAGTCGCGCGACTTCCTGGCTCAGATTGTCCAGAACACCGCGCGCCTCGGCGGCGGAATCATCGGAGGGTTCGCCTGATGCCGGAAGTGATCGAGAAACTCGAGTCGAGGAGCATTCAGTCGAGCGGAGGACGCGGGACCGGGACCCGTCAATTCTACGCGAGCGGATACACCGACCCGTCCCAGG